GCGCGTCAGCCAGTCCATGTACTCGCTCATCTCGGCCACGCTGAGGTCGCGCGTGCTCATGCGCGGCACGATGCGCGGCGGCGCGGCTTTCAACAAGGGCACTTCCGCATGCGTCCCAAAGCGCACCGCCAAGAGGTCGTAGTGCAGGCGCTCGAGTTCGTGCGCGTCATAGCCGCAATGGTCCGCAATGAGCGGCAAGGCGCGACCCCACAGCCACCGGAGCTGGGCGGCGCTGCGCGTCGCTTTCGCTTTCTCGACCGTGACCGTGACCGACGCGCCGGCATAGGACGGGAACACCTCGAGCAGGCGCGCGACCTGGCCGCGGTCGAGCTGGCCGTCGACCGGCACGACGAGCACGAGCGGCAGGGGCGCGGCCTTCGCCATGTCCCCCGTATCTTCGCCGATCGCGCACACGCTAGACACCGGCGGCCTCCGCAGCGGTTTCCAGTTCACGCATCCGCGCTTTACTCAATAACACCCCGCGCGGATAGACCGCGAGCCGCGCCGGAGGGGCATCCGTCACATCCACGGTGCCGACTTCGCCCCCAGGATTGCAGCCCAGACGATGCGCTTCGCGCAGGGCCGCCCCCACCCATTCGGCGCCATCCTGCGCCTGCGGGAATCGCAGCGACATGTCAATGAGCGCATCGGCCGCCATCGCCTCGGTCACATCGATCACCGCCACGCCGAGAAACTGCTGCCCCTTCGGCTTCGTGGCGTCACAAAACGACAGCCAGAATGTGCGCGTCTCAGACATGGTCCGCCTCGATCTGTTCGCAGTCGGCCGGGTAGAACACGAGCCCGCAGACGCAGCACTCGACCGGCGCGCGCAGACTCGTCTGCGGGTCGATGCCGACGACGGACCGACACCGGCAACATTCGACACACCGAAGGCCGGCCGTGTCCAACCGACTGCCGACCCCCATCAGACTCAAGATCCGCCTAGACATGCGCCGCTTCCCGCAACGTCCCGCCCAGGTTCGCCATCGTCCGCACAGCGGCCAATTCTGTGTCGACTTCCGACAAGAACGCACGCAGCAGCCGGTCATAGGTGGGCAAATCCGCCTCCGCCGCCGTATAGCGCGTCACGAACAGTTGCAACTCGGGGGGAAACCTCGGGTCATAGGACACGAAGTCCACCCACGGCAACCCCGAGACATACAGCGCATGGCGGAGCTGCGGCACGTAGGCCGACGGCACGCCGCCTTTGCGCCAGTAAGAAAAATGCGTCGTCTGACGGGGGCACTTCACTTCCAAAATCCCCTCGTAGGCGCCAATCACGCCATCCGGGGAACAGCCCGCGGCGACGTCCGTGCGTTCGAGGAAGCCCACGCGTTGCACCAGTGTGCCCGTCTGGGCTTCATAGGCGGCGATGGCCTCGGGTTCCATGTCCGTGCCACGCTGCATGTCGACACTAACGAAACCCGGCTCGATCTGCTGCCCCGTGACCTGCTCGACGACGAGGGCTTCTCGGAGCCCACGACGCCCCGCGGCTTCCCCACTTTTCACGCTCGCCAGCATGTCGGCGGCCACGCTGCCCGTGACCTTGCCCCGGCGCACGGCGAACCACTCGGCCGTCCGTTGCTCACAGTCGTGGACGCGGACGTTACGCACGGGTCACCGCCAGTCGAATCGCCTGCTCATCCGACCATCCCCGACGCACCAACCCGCGCAGCCGCTCATACGAACAGCCAATGGCGCGACTCCACTCAGTCAGGGTTTTTGTTTCCCCGTCACAGGTCAGCCGGTGGTTGTTCCGCCGGTTGTTCTGCTGTTCACGAGCGGTCGCCCACCGACAGTTCTCCGGCGCGTAGGGGCCGTCGTTGTTGAGGCGGTCAATCGAGTGCTGGGCACTTGGTCTCGGCCCCATGTCGGCCAGAAACGCCGCGTAGTCATGCCGCCAGCGGTCGCAGACCGTAATCCCACGAGCCCCATACCGCGCATAACTGCGATGCGATGGATTGACACACCGCAAGACCATCTGATGCCACACCGTATATTCCGGCGTCCGTCCGTAATGGCGCGTGGCCCCATGCGTCACGACCGGCCCGAGTTGTCGTGCTTCCCTTGCGCGGCACCCACACGAGACCGTGCCGGCGCGCAGCGCGCTACCCAGCACATCCTTCTGCACGCCACAGTCGCACTGACACCGCCAGAACCATTGCCCGTGCCAGACCAGTTCGCCGGTCGTGACCAGACGCCCGATCCGCGTGCCGGCCGGAATCTGGATTAACCGCGTGCGTGAGTGGTGATACATCACTCAGGCTCCCGCACCGCCGCCGCTTTGGTTTTCATGGCCTGCCATTCAGCCGCCCAATATTTGCTCATATAGGCACGATGATCTTTTCTCGAGGCCGCCCACGCGGTCTGCAGAACATGCGTGCCTTCATCGGCGGCCGCTTGCATGTCCAAGCACCATTCGCGCCATCCTTTCGGGGGTTCTGGCGGCTCCGGCACGTCATCCGGCGTGGCCTCGACGACCGTCACGCCGTTGGTCGGCGCGTCGGCCTGCGCCATCTCGTCGGCCGTGTAGAGGCCGCTCAACTCCTGCGGAAACGCGCGCCGCAGCGCTAAGGCCTCGGCGACTTTGCCGATCATGAGTTCCGGCATTTTCTTCCACAGGTTGTCGCCGGCATAACTCGCAAACCGCGCGACGGCCCACAAGGGCTCGGCGAAGTCCTTGCGGAGCACGGCGACTTTCGACGCCGCCGGCGCGGTCGGCGCCACCCACACGTCAAGCCAGACGCCGTCCGGCCCGCACCAGAGCGGCCCGAGCTGGCCGGCATAGAGGCCCGTCCGCTCGGCGATGAGCCGATAGCCGTCGATGCTGGTCTGAATCGTCATCCGCCCGCCGCGCTTGATGGCGTAAATCTGGCGCGTGAGCGGGTCCAGGCCCGTGCGCTTGCACTGGTGCAAGAACAAGGCAAGCTCGGCGTCGTCCAGGTCGCGGCCGATCGTGCGCTTGATGAGCGCGACGTGGTCGGCGGTGAGCGCCTGGGCCGTCGGGGGTCGGTCGGTCACTTGTGCTATCGTTTGCGTGGCCATTGCGTTACTTCTCCTTGGGGACGGTCCGCACCGTCCCCGTTTTTATTTCCGGTAGTAACCTGGCACGGCCGCAGCACCCAGGCTGAACAGCCGTCCCGTGAACTCGTCAATCGCCTGCCGCGCGATCGTCGCGTCGTGCCCGCGCAGGTCGCCGTCATCCGCATCGGCGATGTCGGCGATGATCTGCTGCGTGAGCTTCGGCAGCGTGTCGAACACACACAAGCGATACGCCACGGCGGCCATCAGCCGCGTGCGCGTCGTCACCTGGGGCTGCTCGGCCAGCGCGTGGCCGACGTTGTGAATGAGCGCCTGCTGCAGCCATTCGGCCGCGTGCGCGAGCGCGGCGGCGGTCGGGGTCGTCTCAGGGGTCGTGTCGGTCGCTACTAAGGTCGTCATGTGTTCCGTCCTTTCCCGACTACTCTAAACCGGAGCGCTCCGCTTTGTCAAGCGCTCTGGTTTGTATTCGCCGCAGCGCTGCGGTTATACTCGGCCCGTGGCGAAAAACCCCCATGCCGTCGCGCTCGGCCGCAAAGGCGGACGCGCGAAGACGGACGCGCAAAACGCCGCGCGACGCGCCAACGGCAAAAAAGGCGGCCGGCCGCGCAAGACCGCGCCGTCAAAATAAGCCCGCCCCGTCATCGCGTCCCCTTCGTCCCCGCCCGCGCTTGCGCGAGCGCCCGCTGCTGCGCGTCCAGTTCCCGCGCCCGACGCGCCGCCAGACTCGGCTTCGAGCTGTCATAGCCGCGAAACGAATACCGATAACCCGTCGGTTGCCACGCCGGATCGGCGTGCCGTTCGCGCCAGCGGCGAATCAGCCGGCGTATCCAGAGCCTCATCGCCGTCCGCTCTCCACGAGCGCGAGGCGGCGACGTTCGACCTCGGCCAGCACGGCCGCTGTGTGATCCGGCGCCGCCAATGTGGGGGCCGCCGGCAGGCCGTCGAGCGGCCCGATGTGCGCGGGCGGTTGGTCACGGTGCAGGCCCGGCAAGATCACGGGGTCCGCGGGCCGGCGGGCCACGATGACCGGAAAAAGCGCGAGAAACGTCTGCCGACGAATGGCCCAGCCAGGGCTGTCGGTGTCATACCGGCACGCCTCGGCCCACGACCCGAAGACTTGCCGCACGGTCTCGCCGAACGCGGCATCGGCGAAGGCCGCGCCGCGATACGCACCAATGCGCCGAATCTCGGCCTCGAGTCGCCCCCAGGCCGCATGCGCGAGCGCGTGGACATCGACCGGCGGCGCCAGCACCCCGAGTAAATCCGACAGGCGCGGAAAAAATGGCGACTGCCGCATCCACATCCGGGCCGCGGCTTCCAGCGCCTCCGGCGAATAGGACGCGAGCCCGTCCAGGTAAACGGCGAGCTGCGTCTCGTTGAGCGGGTAGTTCTGACCATCGCGCGTGGCGTAGAACGCCTGCAACACGCGAAGGGTGACGCGAACGGCGGCGGCGGGCGTCATGGTTTGCTCCTGGCGAGCACGCGGTCCCAGGCGAGATCGGTGGGGTCCGGCATCTCAAAGGGCTCGTCTTCCCACTGCCGGCCGTTGAGCCAGGTGGCCGGATGCGGCACGAACCGGCCGCCGTCTTTCAGCCAGCCCGGCTGCTGACACTGCCACTCGAGCGCGCGGGTCATGCGGTCGACGAGCACGGCATCGACGGCGAGTTTCTGCCACGCCTTCCACGCCTCGGCTTTTGAGACCTTCCGCGGATAGGCGGTCCAGAAGCGGGCAAAGAGCGGGTCGGTCACACGCCCCGGCGCAGCCGGGGTCTGTGTCTTGATCTTTGGAGTAGGAGATGGATCAGGAATAGGAATAGGAATAGGAGTAGGAGGGGTTATCTGGGGCTTTTGATTCGGCAAACCCGGGGCTTTAGCCGGGGCTTTTTGCGGACGGCCGCCGAGTATCCCTTTGGCGCGCTGTCGCGCGACGAAGTCGTCCCGCTCGACGCGCGTGCGCTCGAGCCGCAGATTGATCCAGCCGTCCGGCGTGCGCTGCCATTTCGCACGCACTTCGGCCCAAATCTCGGCAAACGGCGGATCGGTAGGGCTCAGATGCATCGCCTTCCACATCGCGGCTTCGTTGTCTGGAATCGGGCCGACTTCCCACGCACTGCACAACATGCTGATATAGGCCCCGACGGCGGCACGACTCATCAACATCGTCCCAGTCAAAAAATCGCCGGTGAAAAACGGCAAACTCGGCCGGCGAACCATCCGTAGCTCCGCGACGGCGCTCACCCCGCGATCCGATGCGTCTGGCGCGTCCCGACTCGTCGGCCTTCGGTCCACCACAGGCGCAGCCGGTCGCGGCTCCAGCGCGCCGGTTGCGTCAGGTCGGGCGATGGAAACTTGCCGGCCTGCACGGCGCGATAGAGCGCATTGAGCGAGCGATACTGAAAAATCTCCATCACGAGGGCGCGGGTGATCACATCGGGCGCGTCATCGAGTCGCATGGGCGTCTCCTGGCGGGTAGGCGCTGGGGAGCGACTGGTCGGGCGCCGGCTCAGGCGGCGGGGGCGCGATCACCGGCTTGGCGCGCGGCGGCGCAGCCCCGGTCAGGTACCCCCGTTTATCGCGTGGGAAGGGGGTCAGGTCGATGCCGGTGACCCGTCGAAACTTGCGGATAAACGGGGGGGTCAGGGCGCGATACCCGTTGACCACCCCGGAGATTAAGGCACCGGAATATTCCATCTCGCGCGCCAGCCAGGCCTGGGGCTTGCCGCGCTTGGCCAGAAACGCACGCATTGCACGCCGGGGCGCATCCCTGTTCGTCATAGGGCATTTATAAGTCAGCGGCGTTGCCTTGTCAACCTAGAAATATCCCATCGGGAAACCGCATCCACCGTTGGTGGATTTCTTCACTTGACGGTTATGTGAAAAAGATTTACAACTAAGACTCATGTATATCCCCCGCACGGCCGAAGACCTGTTCTTGGAAGCCTTCGCGGTCATCTTCGAGACCATCAAAAGCGAAATGGCCGCCCGTGGCGAACCGACCAGCCAGTACCGCGTGGCCCAACACCTCGGCTTGAGCCCCAGTACGGTGTCTGCGTGGCTTCGGGGCACCCATCGCGGGATTTCGCTCGACATCATCAATCGCTTGGCCCGCGACCGACAGCTCCCCGTCGATCGCCTCTTCAAGGGGGTCGACGTCCTGGCCGACCCGGTCCCCGCTCGCCCCAGGGGGGGACCAGATGAAGCCGCCGCTGCCGCTGGTGTTCTCTGCGCGTCCGATCAAGAAATACAGCAAGGCCTTGAAGCCGCTCAACGTCTCTTTGCCCGGCTCCAACGCCGCGTCACACTTCTACAAGCTCGACGACGTCCTCAGCCTCGTGCATCAGCTCGCCCGGCACCGGCCGTCTGCACGGTCAGCGACCTGCAGCGCTTTCTCGGCATGAGCCGCTCCACGATCTATCGCTTCATTCATCGGGGTGTCTTCCCGAGTTTTTGGTGTGGCGGCTGGCGTATTCCCAAGACGGCACTGTGGAATCACCGCGCGCCGGGTCAGGCGCGGTGGGACATTTGGCCCCAGATCTGTGAGGCCCAGATCAAAACAGAAAGAGTGCAGTAATGCCCCGTCAAGGTTCGCGCCGCAAATTGGCAAAGTACGTCTATCAGGATCAGAACGGCATCTCGGGATCGGTCTACGTCAAAGGCCGTCCGCGCGTCGAGCTGCGCTTCCCGCTCCGCACGCCGCTCGCCGAGATTCGGCGGGCGATGGAACTGCGCGCGACGCAACTGCACGCCATGCCGGCGACGATGCCGTCCAAGGGCACGGTCGCCTGGGTGCTGACGGACTACATGCGGCGGCTGGACGAGACGAAGGCCGAAGACGATGAACGGGGCCGGCTGCGGCCGTGGGTGGACGCGCTCGGGCCTGAACCGTTCGCCACGCTCACGAAAGGCCAACTGAATACCGTCGCCGATGCCTGGCGCCGGAAGGGCTGGCGCAAGAAGAAAAAGCCGGACGCGCCGAACACGATCGCCAAACGCATTTCGGCGCTCCGCAAAGTCGCCATGGCCGTCGCGGATGCGAGCGCGCTGCCCCTGCCGCCGCACGCGAGCACGCTCATCAGCCGCCCCAAGACGCCGCGCTCGGGCGAGATTCGCGGGCGCGATATGGCGCTCGTGCAGCGCGTGCTCGACCAGGTCACCGATTGGAACCAGAGCGCGGGTCAGCCGAGTAAGGCCAAAGTCCGGCTCGCCGTGTGGGCCTGGACCGGACTCAACCCCGCCATGATGCAACTCCTCCGACCCGAGCACGTCACCTGGACGACGACGCCCGTGCAGCTCTACGTCCAGCCCCGCCGCAAAGGCGCGGGCGTCGATGCCGGCTGGGTGCCGATCGATCCGCACGCGGTCGAGGCGCTCCGCGAGTTCTTTGCGCGGGGGGCCGATGGCCCCTGGGATAAGGGCACGCTGCTCCGGGCCTTCAAGCGAGCGCGCACGAAGACCCAACGCGACCTGCGACGGGACGAGCGCCATGATGACGCCGCCAAGCTCGAGGGGATGCTCCCGAAGGATCTGCGCCACTCGTTCGGCACGGCCGCGCTCAAGGCCTCGGGCGACATCTACGGCGTCAGCAAACTCATGCGGCACGCCGACATCAAGACCACCCTGCGCTACACCGAAGGCGCGGCCGGGCCACGCGAGCACGCCGTCATCGCCGCGCTCACGGCCGCGACGAGCGGGCCAGAGTTCTCCACAAACTTCTCCACAAAACATCCCCGATTAGTGCGGCGAAACGCGAAAGTACGCCACGCCGCGCCACAAAGTGCGAAAGGCGGCAAGTCGCAAGACGCCCATGACTTAGCGGTCGATCCGATGGATGTTGGGGGAAGGGCGCTTTCGCCACGAGTCAGTTAGGAGGGCGGTGCTCTATCCAGCTGAGCTACGGGCGCGATCAATGTTTATGGGGTGTTTTCGAGGGTTCGCTTACTTCTCCAAAAAGTTCTCCAAAGGAATCCGACGAAACGTCAGCGAACCCGCGTCAGCCGGGCGATCATGCCGGCCAGTTGGCCCAAGTGCAGATAGAGCGTGCTGCGCGGTGTCCGGTCGGCCCGATCGGCGTCACGGTAATACACAAACAGCGCCGCGGCGAAGGTCTCCGGGTCGTCGATCGCCATCAACTCAGCCGCCATCGCTAGGTCGGCGGGTGTCCGTTGATCCTCCATCGTCAGGACGCCTTCCGTCGTCGCCCGGTGGTCGTGCGCTTACTCGACACGAGCGCGAAGAGCGCGGCCTCGAGCCGGGTCTGCCAGCCGGGCCCTTGCTCTCGAAAATGGAGCACAATTTCCGGTCGCAGTCGGATCGTAATCGGCACCTTGGTCGGCGTCTTCTGTGGCCCTCGGCCGTGGCGGTGCTGCCAGGCGGCGATGTTCCGCAGGAACTTCGGCGAAAGCACTTCGACACCGCTCTTGGAGGCGCGCATCATCTCAAGGGTCCATTCGGGGTTTTCCTTGGTCGGCGTGTCATATCGTCGCTTGGGCATACCGTCTCCTCTCTCGTCGGCTGGCTGGACGCAAACTGATGAGGTGTAGTCGATCGCCGCGCGGGGTCACGATCGCCGCGTAGAGTCGGCCGTCGATGTGGCCGAGGTATTTGTCGCGCACCGCATCAGTTCCGGGTCGCGTGGGCAGGCACATGGCGCCAGCCCAGTCAAAGGCATACGCCCGCTCGAACGGAATGCCGTGGTCGATGAGATTGCCCGCGTATTTCTCCGGCCGCCATTCCAGTTCCACGCTACGTATATTGTATGCACAAAATACGCGCCTTGGTCAACCAGAGCGTTAACGGTGCCGCTTCCGCGCCGGCCGCAGGTCAATGCGCCAGTCGCCGTCGACATACACGGCCTCGAAGTCGCGGGCACACACCCGGCAGAAGAACCTGGACGGCGCGTAGGGTTCGAGCGGAATGACATCTTGCCGGCAGGCGGCGCACCGGGGTGGACTCGCGGGCGCCGTCAGCCGCTTCAGCGCGGCCAGCAGCGACATGCCCCTAGTGTACCGCCGTCATTCACTGTGGAGCACGAGCACGACGGCCACGAGCAGGCCGCCCACCACCAGCCCCACGGCAGCGCCAATCACGAGCGCGGCGGTCATGGGACCAGCGGCGTGGCATCCGCCAGGCCGAGCAACGCGCGCAGGATGAGCGCGAACTCGGGTGTGACGACCACGCCGATGAGCACCTGGCGGTCAGCGGACGCCGTCGATCGCAGCCGGAAGGTGTGCGTCACCTCTGGCGGCGGGCGCGTCCCGTCCGCGATGAAGCAGAGCTTCGTCACGAACCGCTGCGCCTCGGGATGGGTGCCGAGCCAGGAGTCGAGCAGTTGCTGGATGTTCATGGGAACGATCCTCTAGAGCGGCGAGCCGTCGTCCCGCGACGCATCGTTAAAGTACGCGCCCTGCATCGTCTGGTCGTGGTAGTGACTCGCCATCACATACCGCCCCTTCTGCCGGCCATAGAGCGCCATCGCATCTGACGGCTGGTCGTACAATCCCTGCGCGGACTGTTCGGCGCAGCACAACCGCAACGGCGGCGGCAACGACTGCAACACCTTGGCATCGTTCGACTGCAACTCGTCGAGCTGCGTGTTGTGGTCGAGCTGGCCGAGGTGGCCGTCGAGATAGTTCACCGCGAACGTCTGGAAGCTGAAGCGGTCGCACACGCCGAAGCGCATACACGACCCGTTCGGGTCGTGCTCGTCTTCCGGCGTCCACCACGCACACGCCCCGTTGAGCCAATGCACCCACCGGCCGAGCTGGTGCGGCACACAATAGGCCGACTGCAGGATCAACTCGTCGCAGAGCCGCGGCGGGTCGTAGTAGCGGTCGACCTGCCAGCAGAAGCACACGCTATCTTCGCCCGGCACGAGCGCGCCCTTGGCCAGCAAGTGATCCAGCCACGGCACCGCCACGTCGAAGCTGTCGCCATCCGAGACGGCGTTCATCATCACAAACAGCCCGCGCGCCTTCGCCTTGAGCGCGGCCGTCGTCAGTTGCTCGAGCGTCATCCCGTTGTTCTTGCCGTGCGGAATGGACAACAGCACATGCGTGAAGACGGTCGCGTAGTAGTCCAGCACGTAGTCTTCGTCGGCCTCGGGCATGGTCGGCACGTCCCAGGTCATCACGACCCGGCGGTCCTTGTCGTTGTAGCCGCCCGTGAACCCCGGCACGATGAGACAAAAGTTGCCCCGGCAGAAGAACCGATCGGGATGGTCCGGCACTGGCGGCAGCGCCGAGTCAATTTCTTCCTTCCGCCAGCACTGAGATTCAGGGTCAGGCGGTTGCTCGTTCCGTGCAGGAGGCTTCGGCGGCAACGGCTCACGGGACGCGAGCGGCCAGTGCCGGCCCGGGGGCGGCGTCGGGCCACTGCCAAGCGCCGGCAGATAAAACGCATGGGCGCTCACTGGGCCGCCAAGGTCGCGTCGACGTCGCAGCCCTTCTCGACGAGCAGCCGCCAGACGTCGGTATAGCCTTGCCCGTAGTTGTTCTTGTCCTTGTTCATGGCCCCGTCGTGCAGAATGGACAACGCCTTCCCCGCGGCCACGTCGGGCGCCGCGCCACCGGACAGCATCGCCCAGCCGCCGAGGAACCCTTGCACATAGTCGCCGTCCGGCTTCACGGCCCGAATGGCGGTCTGGAAGTCCTCGTAGCCACTCGTCGGGTGCGGCACGGCGAACGGTGCCGTCACCGTCAGCGAGACGGGCGACTTCCCCGCTTGATGGACAAACGGCCAACTAGTCACAGGCGGAATCGGCATAGGCACCTCACTGGGCGGCACGATGGGTGGATCGGGCGGAATCGGCGGGTCAATGGGCGGATCGGGCGGTTCAGGCGGCACCGGCGGGTCCGGCATCGGCGTCCACGCCGGCTCGCCGAGCACACTGGCATCGAGCGTCCGTCCATACATCTCGGCGATCGGCGGCCGTCCCGTAATGCCGTTCACCCGCTCATACTGAAACGGCGCGATGACTTTCCAGCGCGCGTTCGTGTTGATGGTCGTGAGCGACGACGCGATGGCGTCGACGGTCGCCTGGTCGCCGAAGTCCCCGTAATACATCGGGACAAGGCCGAGGTCGTGGCACGGACTGGCCAACGCGGCGGCCTCCGCGCGTGTCCACCGGGCCCGTGCGTCGGCCAGCGTCTCGCCGGCCACAAGATATTCTTCGACCCAGACTTGATCCCAGGCCTTCAACTCGCGCGGCACCACGGGCGGCTCAGGGCTGTCCTGCAGCCACGCAATGCGGCACCCCAGCCGGTCGGCCACGATGCGCGCGTGCTCGACGCCGCGGTCGCCGTGGTCTTGCGCGTAGACGCCCACGAGCGTCTCATCCTCGGCCGCCCGGTCAATGGCCGTCGTCCCGCCGTCCAGGTCAAACCCCACCCAGCACGGCCGCGGCACGGCTTGACGGGCGCCGTCGATCACGACTTCGCTGTCGGCTTCTGACGTGCCGTCCGGGTCTTTGAACGGCGCGATCGAGACGGCATGCGCGAAGGGCGCAATCGCCGGATAGACGACGGTCGGGCTCTGGTCAATGACGGGCAACGCGCGCAGTTCGTCCATCGTCGCCCAGACAATCACCGCCGGCTCGCCGGCGTGCCGCACCATGGCCAGTGAGACATCGTTCCCGACCCGCTGCCCGCGAATGAAAAAACAATCACCGGGTTCGACCATGCGGAGGTCGTGCCCATCCCAGAGCGCACAGCCCGGCGTGACATTGCACTGCCCCACGTACAGGCCGTCGCCTAAGTAAGTCCACTCGGCCAAGCCGAAATCCGACCCGAGCGTCTGATCGCCCGTCACGAGCGCGCCGGTCTCGACGTCCACATAGCGGTAGCCCTGCGAGCCCACCGCCGGGCCGCAGTCGGAGATGTGGAGCGTCCCGGCCAGGTCGTAGATGACCGGCGACACCCCGCACGGGACGATGGGCCGGGGCACCCAGCCCGTGCCTTCGATCCATTCGATCGTCTCGGGGGAATTGCTCGACTGGCCGGCAAACTTGAACGGGCCCTCGCGCGGCACGCGCACATACAGCGGCCGGGCATCGCGCGGAATCGTCAGCCGTTCCGTATCGAGCTGCATGCCGGGGCCGTCGTCGACGACCAGACACGCAAACCGCCCGTCGGGCCGGGCATCGACATAGGTGCCGAAGGGAATGTGGAGCGTTCTCATGCGTGCGTCGTCCCGTTCCGTTTCTGCTGCCGCAGTTTCGCGATGCCGACGCCGCCGCCGAGCCCGACGCCGGCCGCGATGATGCCGCGAATCCAGAGCGTGTCTTCGCGCGTCGTCTTTTTCAAGTCCGCCACCGTGGCCTCGAGCACCGCAATGCGCGCCTCGGTGTGCTGCGCTTCAATCACGCCGAGGCGGCGCGGCAGATCGTCGGCCGGTTGTACGCCGAGCAGCAGGAAGCCGAGCAGGAGCGGCGACATCATCAGCCTGCCGATGCCGGGTTGTGGCTCGACAAAATCCACCACGTCGGCAGGCCCCCCGTGTCGGGCGCGATCTCAATCGTAAAGTAGACCGGCAGCGTCGCCGACCCCATCGTCCAATGCGTCAGCCCGTTCTCGATGGTGTTGGTCCCGAACGGGACGACGTTGGCCTGCTTCGGGCCGACGTTCTTAATCCAGAGCGGCGTCGTGCGCGTGGCGACGTTCGGCAAGTTGATGATCGCCGGCTCGGTCACGGTCTCGTTCACCGTAATCAGGTGGTCGCTGTCGAGCACGGTGTAGCCCGACGTGACGTTGCGCGCGCCGGATGTATCCAGCGGCACCGCGACGGGCGTGTCGGGCGTCGGCGTGTCGCTGCCGATGCCTTCGACCGTATAGAGCAGCGTCAGGTTGACGTCGCGCACCGTGACGTCATACAGGCCCGGTTCCAAGAACACCGTCACGCGGCCGGTGCTGTCGAGCTGCAGCGGGTTCGCCTGCACGCTGACCGGATCGAGATCGGCTTGCGAGAAGGTCGGCTTGTGCGTCGACGGGACGCCGTTCTCGAAGAACTCCAGCCAGCCGCCGACGAGCGGCTGATCGTCGACGAGCGAGCGGAAGCCGCGGTCCAGCCATGGCAGGAGCGCCCCAACAGGTGTCGACATCTCTAATACTCCGCCAGCATATTTGGCACTATCATGCCTTATGGCTGGAAAATCGATAAATCTGACTGGGCAACGGTTTGGACGGTTGACCGTGCTCAGGTTTCACAAGATCGACAATCGACGGACGATGTGGTGGTGCCGTTGTGCCTGCGGCCAGCACAAGTCTGCCGATGCCCACAGTCTCAAACGCGGGTCGACGAAAAGCTGTGGATGCTTTCACCGCGACTCTATCCGCGCGCGCGCGACGATTCATGGCCGAAGCGGGTCCAGGGAATATAGCGCCTGGGAAAACGCCAAAGCTCGCTGTTTCAATCCCCACTGCAAGGACTTCAAGCATTATGGCGGTCGGGGCATTACGATGAATCGCGCGTGGGCCGATGATTTTTCCCAGTTCTACCGCGACCTTGGCGCGTGCCCGCCCAAATTGACGCTTGAGCGCATTGATAACGAAGGGAACTACGAAAAAGGTAACTGTCGCTGGGCGACCATGGCGGATCAACGCGTGAACTACCGCGACAATCGTTTCCTGACATTTCGTGGCGAACGACTGACGATTGCCCATTGGGCAGACCGTCTGGGTCTTGGCCGCGACATGATCTATTGGCGACTGAATCACGGCTGGACCGTCGAGAAGGCATTGACGACACCATCTCAACGCAAGGCTTAAGTGGAGCAAACTGCCGACGGTGGTGGTAGGCATGGCTATTTATTGGCGCGCGTCAATCCGCGTGCGGTGAGTCCGACGTATTCGGTAAAGTCGGGCGCCGACGGATCGTGCATGTAAATGCCGTCGTAGCCGGCGTGTCTGGCCGCCATGGCGCCCAAGGCTTCGAGGCGTTCTTGTCGGTCAAAGTATTTCGTCGTCACGCCGAGGGATGCCAGCCGGCGGTCTAACTCATCGATCGGCGCCGTCGCCAATTTCTGAAACTCCGTCTCGCCCACGATGGCTTTGAGTGCATGCACGCCCGTGCCCGAGTCGATCGCGCCTTGGCGAATGGGCAGCGGGGTGGACCCCGTGACATTGAGGACATTCGCATCCCGTGGACGAATCCAGGCGGTCTTGTCGCCGATGTCGGCATGGGGGGATGTCACGCCTTCCGGCGTGACATAGAGTCCGTGTGGTTTGGTCACGGAGGGTGTTTTTCCTGGGGCGTCGAATCGCTGAAATCTGAGCGGCACGTCCGCTTCCGCGGTGGCCGACTCCGCCAGTTCGCTTAAGGGTCGCGCTAGGCCCAGCAGCCCTTTCAGGGGTGGTGGCCCCGGCATCGCCCCAGACACCAGCGGCGGCTGCTGCGGTGCGTTCGACCCCGACAGCAAGGCTGTCACCAAGGACAGCGCATCGGGAAAGCGGGCGAAAAACTCATTGCTCGCCGCAGGCACCGCTGGTCGGTCGAACGGCCCCGCAGGGCCAATCCCCGTCGCCTTCTTGAACACGCCCGTGACGTAATTCTCTGGCGGGAGTTCACTCGTCGGCAGATCGTCGTAGACCGACGGATATTTCAGTTTGACCTTGTGCTCGAGTTCACTATCCGACAGATCGTCATAGGCGCCGGGGTGCTTCGCCTTGATACGCTGCGCGAGGGTGGGGTCTGGCATCAGCGTATCCCGATCGGGTCGACTTGGGGCTGGTCTGTGCCCTGTTTCGCCGTCGTCGCCTGCGGCGCGTCCGTGGCCCCGCCGAGCACGGCCCCAAGCGCCATCAGCGTGCCTGCGGGGACATGCGCGATCTTTTCCGCGCTCGTATAGAGTCCTCGGGCGATCATCGAGTTGAGGGCGGGGCTTCTCCCAGAGATGGCCGACAGCGTCCGCATCGCCAGCGACTTGTTTTTCCAGAGGGCATTGGCCCGCGCGGCCGCCGCCGTTGCATCGATCAGGTCCGCGACCTTCGCGTTGGCGGCGCTCAATGTCTTCGTCGTATCCAGGGCTTCCAAGCCCTCTTTCAAGCCGCGCCCAATCGCCTTACGCGCTTCAATCGCGGATCGGGCTTCCTCGCCGAAGGGGACGCCTTGGCGATACTGCGTCTTGAGCACGTCCGCGAGTTTAGGCGCGAGCCACTGGCGTAAACGGCCCGTGGCAGGATCGCGGACATACTGGGCCGAAAAGTCATCAATCACTTGCTGCGCGAATTTCTTATCGGCGTTGATCAGCAGCCCGTCGGCATAGCCTTGCGCCACCGCTGCGACATTGCCCGGACTGACTTTGCCGCCGAGATTGACGACGATCGCATCCTTGACGGCGGTAGCCGCGTCTCGGGCACCCGCGAGGGTCCGCACGCCGCTCGGCGTGACATCGCCGCCGGCTTCGAGCGCGGCCGTGACCATCCGGGGTGTTTCTGCGGCGGTTTCGAGTTCCCCGGTTTTCTGCAGCACTTTGATGCCGGGATTTAGGGCGCTCCGCATGAACGACGGCGCGAATGTCTTGAGGACGCCCATCGTGCCCTGGCCGCCAGCCTCGGCCAAGCCTTGCTTGCCCGCCTCGATGCCCACGGCTTTCGCGGCGTCGATCGAGGTGGCGGGCGCCGGATTGCCAATAGCGCGATTGATCAGTTCTTTTCCCGCTTCGCCCGCCCCGCCGCCGAGTGCCGCGCCCCCGACGGCTCCAGGCCAGCCGCCAACGCCCATGCCGAAGACGGTGCCCCCAATGCCGCCGGCAATGCCGCCCGCTAAGCCGCCGGCCGCTGGGAGCCAATCCAGCAATTTCGCGACAATCGGATGCGGCACGGGCGTGCCCGCGTCGACGTGCTGCCGGGCGTCGGCCACATCCTTCTCAAAGTCGCTACGGGCGGCTTGAAGGTCGTCGTCGAACGAGCTACTTGACGGTGTAGCCGGCTGCTGTGGCACGCGCCTTCTCCTGTTCGACGGTGGTGCCCTTGCGTCTCGCAATGGCTTGAAGTTCTGAGAGGGTGACGACCTTACCGGCGGTATTGGCCGTGTCGGCATACGGCCCCATCTGCCCGAGAATGGACGCCTTCTTGCGCGCGACAAACGGCAAGACGATCTCTTCGACGTTGCTGCGGAAGTTTGCGGGCGACTGATTCATGTCCGTCATGTCGTAGCCCATCTCGCGCGACATGTCCGTTGCCGACCCGTAGCCGAGCGCGCCCGACAGTTCATCGGCAAACGCCGTGATGGCCGTTTTGAAGTTGGTGTACGGCTTGCTGCCGACGGCGAGCTGAATCGGCCGCACGGCATACTGATTCAGCATCGTCGCGCCGCTGCGTGTCGCGGCATCACTGGCTTTCAGCAAATCCGGCACGCCCGACTCGACGTTCTTGATCGAGCCGATCTGCGATTTCACCTTGGGATTGCTGGCGTAGCGGTAGCCGATTTCAAACGCCGCCGGATTGAAGTTCGGATTGAGCGTGCGCGCCGTGTCGTAAATGGCCGCGCGCAGTGGCGCATCCGCTTGTGCGCGGCTGTGCAGGCGTTGAAAGTCTTGAAATGTCAGCGTGCCGTCGGCCAGGTCTTGCGCTTGGCGGTAATTCGCCGTGCCGGGTTTGAGCACGATCTCCGCGCCTGGCGTGCCCGCCCCACCCGCGCCCGGTTTGGGTTGTTCGCGCGTCTTGATCTCACTCGCCACATTCGCGGCTTGCGTGGCCGAGTTGATGGCGGCGATGTTCAGGTTCCCTTCGGCGATGTCGTGCCCCCGTGTGGTTTGGACGAGCGCGTCTTTCGCCTGCTGTTCCAGCGCCCGGTCGTGCGGCCCGACGAGCGTCGTGCGGGCGAGTGGGGGAATCTGCTCCAGCGGAATGTTCCATTTCTGGCGCGTGCTGACCGGCGCCCCCATGTCCTGATTGCGTTTCAAGACATCGGCCACCGTGTCATCCGTCAACTGGCCCGCCGCCGCGAGCGCGTCCATCTCTTTGGCAATACTCGTATCCCATTCCCCCTTGAGTTGGTGGTTGCGGGCGTCCTCTTTCACTTTGTTCTGCTCAGGAATGAGCGTGGCCGCTTTGATCACCGACTCGTTGCGCGTGGGATTAAACTCGCGCGTGAGCCCATAGCGACTGGTGACCCCCGGCATCGTGCGGTTCAGAAAGTCATAGCGGTCGGGCCAATTCTCGGCGGTCGCGTCGCCGAGCGTCTGCGCGACGAACTCGCCTTCATGCGCCCGATGGTCGTCCTCGAGCTTGTAGGTCTCCGCCTGCGATTTCTTCGCGGTGTTCATCGCCGCATCGAACTTCTGCAGATAGCGCGGCGCAACGGCGGCGAGCGACTTCCGCACGCCGTCAAAGTCCGGCGTGCCGTCGGGGCCGAGATTGCTCTTGACGGCCCAGTCGTAGAGTTGATTCTCGTACTCGGCGTCCTGCTTCGCCTTGGCCGCTTCGCGCAGTTGCTCGACGCGCGCGCGGCGTTCGGCCACGACGTCCGGCGCGTCATAGGGCGTGCGCGCCTGCGGCTGCAGGCCATAGAGCAGGACGCTGGGGTCAATCGGCATGGCTAAAACTTGTAATTGCGCAGCCAGTCGGAGAGCGACTGATAGAACTGGTTTTGCTGCGCGCTGCCGACTTGCGTGCCGGTGGCGCGTGCGTTCCCCTGGCCGGTCGTCAAGTTGACGTATTGACTGGCGAAGTTATTGGTCAGGTCGCTCAGGTTGTTGCTGTAGCCGCCGAGCGCACTATTGGCCTGGCCCGCCGCGTTCAACCCGAGTCCCGTCGTCGCGTAGAGCTTCTGGAACGGATCGTTTTGATTATTCCTAAAAATATCGTAGTTCTGGCCGAAGGCCTGGAACGCCGTGTTGTTGTTGAACCCGGCGGTATTCAGCGCACGGTTGTAGCTGCCGGCGTAATCCTGCAGCGCCGCGCCGGTCGTGTAGCTCGCCAAGTCCTTCAGCGTGCCGCCGGTGAGCAGGTTGCCCTTCGCCGCCGCACTGCGCGCAATGGCGTCCTGGCCTTGCTCGACGGCGAACTTGAAGCCGGGATCGTCGGTGCCGACCGGCGCCTGGAAGTTCGTGACGGGCGGGACATACGTCCCGGTATAGGGCGCCGTGAACGCGCCGAAGCCGCCCGCACTGTCGCCACTGCCGCCGGTGTCGGGCGTCTGCAAGCGACCGAGCCAATAGGACATATCCGATGACTGCGGTTTGGACTCAATCGCACTGACCCAATAATCGGGGTTTGAGGCGATGTCGTCGCGGCCAATGCCTTTGGCCGCCCGAATCACCCAGTCGCGGGTCGACTCACCTGGGAGCCGCGCGTTGTAGTTCGTGCTCCCGGCCGGTGGCGTCGTGGCGGCTGGTGTGGTTGGTGCCGTTGTGGCCGCCGGTCCAGTAGGGAACGGCTGCGACGGATTGATCGGCGTGACACCCTTCGGCGGCAGAATATATGGCCCTTGAGTCGCCATGCCAGGGAGCGGTTGTCCTGGGTTAAACGTCGGTGCTAGTTGCGTGCCCACCGGCGGCGTCGGCGTCGGGTTCGGATTGAAGTGACCAGCGACCGGGATGTCGGTCGGAGGCGCGTTCTGCTGGAACCACGGACTCGTGGGCGTGTTGGGAAGACCGATCTGCCCTGTCGCCATTACGCTACCGCTGCCTTCTGCCGACGTTCATACGTGCACGCTCGACATTCCAGAGCCAAACCATCGTATCGAGCGCAGTGCTTGCCGAAGGCCTCATAAGGTTTGAGGTGTTTGCATCGGCAACAAATCTTGTCGGTGTTCGGATTTCCCCCAGCGTCTTGGACGCGCATCCGCGCGTGCAAGAGCCGGTGATATTTCTCATTTGGGCAAATCACAAGCGGAGCAGTGTCTGACTTTGACCCGTCCGCATGATGCACGACGGCTTTCATCGGGAGTGGCTTTCCGAGCGCACGCTCAGCTCTGACGCGATGCAGATACACGTCCTGGCCAACATACCGATACTTTCTCGTCGGCCGCGTTCGATGATAGTGGCGACCGACAAACCGCGCGGATGGCGTGGTTGTCTCAAGGCCGCACCCACATTGACAGAGACTCATACCGCCACTGCCCCCTTCGACTCAAACCACTGCTGCTGCTCACGTGGCACGCGGTCCACTTCCCCATTCGGGGCCCGCATGGTGACGTAGCTACTCTGTGTTTGCGTCTGCGGCGACAGACTCGACGCGGGTTGGGGCGGCGCGGGTGCCGACGTCGCGCTGGGAAAAGGGACGCTTGGCGTCTGCCCAGGTCCGGGTGGCACGTAGGGTGAAGTCACGCCCGGCTGGAATGTTGCCGCCAAGCTGGACCCAGGGGGCGCCGTGGTCGTGGCCGTGCCAATCTGGGGATAGGTCGAAAATGGATCGATGGGCGGTGCATACACGCCACTCGGCGCGGCTTGCACGCCGGGAATCCCGAGCCCATAGCCGAGTAAGGATGCCGCGCCACTCCCTAACGAGGTGTAGGGCGCGAGATTCGCCTGCTGCCGCTGCACGACTTGACTCAGGACCGGCGTGACGCCGCCGTAGACCTTCGCCAAGTCGGCTTTCGCCTGCTGGCCGGCTTGCACGAGTTGCTGCGTGGCCGTGTTGGTGGCGTTTTGACTCTGCCGGGTCGCCAGATAGTCGAGCGGCAGGCCGAGCAGCGGCAGAATCTTGCCCAACAAACTCGAGCCGGGCTTGGGCGGCGCGGGTGGCGGCTGATCCAGACTGCCGGGCGCGTACTGCTGGTCTTGACGCTGCTGCTGCGACGGGTCGATGTATGTTTGCGATGGCGGCTGCGGCATGGGCGTGCCGGGCCGCGTCAGTGATGGCGGAGGCGGAGCCCCGCCGAACGACCCCGGCGGGGTCAGGGGTTGATTAACCCCGGCACGATAGATCGGCTGGCCGGTCTTGGGGTCGATCTCTTGCTCCGGCTGTTGCCGCAGCGCCTGATCCTGCGGCGAATTGCGGAGCGGCGGGGGTTGGCCCGAGCGCGACAACTGCGAGAGGGCGAGACCCCCACCGGCCCCCAAGCCAGCGGCGGCCGCGCCCCCGGGGATGAGGGCCGCCGTATCGCCGAGCGTAAAGACTTGGCTTCCGACGGTCGCGGTGTTGCCCGCGAGCGCAAACTCGCCGGCCGGAATACTGGTCGCCGTGCCATCCGCCGCCGGAATCAGCAAGCCGCCGAGGCCATCGAGATAGGCAAGCCCGATGACCGTACCGAAATCCATCAAGATTCCCTTCCAGGGAATCGTCTTGAACCCGCGCGGCCCCGGCTTCTGCGTCGTCGCCTGACTCGGATCGCCCGACGGCTGGTTGTTGTACGCCTGCTGCGCTAGTTCGGGTTCGGCGTCTTTCCACGCCGCGAAGTCGGGATAGCCGTGCGACTGCGCGATGGCATCAAGCGACGGCCCGGTACTCGTCGGTCCCGGCGCCACATACGGGCCCGGTGGCGGACGCCGCACGGCGCCGCTCGTCGGCATCGGCGTGTTCGGGCGCGTCAAGGATGTGGCCATGGGGAAAGTGCTCCTACTATACGCGCATGGCGCAGATGTTCGTCATTGGCGGTCAGCCGAGATAGGCCACGCTCGTCGCGCCGCCGCCGCCACTCGTCGCGGGTTCCTGCATCCCGACCACGGCCACGCGCAGCATCCGACTCGCCGACGTATTGCTACTGCAGTTACAGCGCACCGCGAGGCGCGTACCGGCGGCAATCGTGATCGGCAGACGCATCGCCTGCGGGCGTGTCTGGTCGGCCGCGCTGTTGGCCACGATCAAGAGGTCCGCCAGCACGACCACCTCCGACCCGGCGGCCCCGGTGGCCACATCGACACTCCATTGGGTAAAGGACGGCACGGCGGTCGTCGTGGAGGTATCGAAGAAGATGCTGAGGAGCAGTGCATCGATCCGCGCCGTCGTGCTGGCCGTCAGTTGGGCGTAGGCCCCTTTCGTATTGATCGTGCCGCCGGGGTCCACCTGGGTGCCGCGCGAATTGGCCGTCGAGGTGCCATAGGTGACGGGGGCCGTGAGCGACCCGAGGGCGCGATTGTCCTGCGCGAGTTGCACGTTCATGGTCGTGGCGCTGCCGTTATTGGTCTGAATCCGGACGGCCAGCCGCGTGCCGGTCGGAATATCGACGTCGACGGGCATGACGAGGCCCGTGCAAAAATCGCTATCGCTGACGCACGAGATATTGCTGATGACCACGGTTTCCGACCCGGCGCCCCCGGTGGCCACATCCAGCAGGACCGAGAGACCGGCGAGCCCAGCGGAGGCCGTCAGGACCACGAGGCGCGAGCTGTCGAACGTGGTCGCGGCCGTGACTTGGGTGTAGGCCCCTTTCGTGTTGACCGTGCCACTGGTCGCGGTCACGAACGGATAGACGGTCGTCGCCATGACTCGAACTCCCTTACGCGAGCGTCAACACGAAGAGCAGCCGCGTGATCGTCGCGACCGATGCCACGCTGAATCGGAAGCGCGATCCGGCGGCCACACTGGTCGTCCAGCCCGTCAAGGTGACATCCTGCCCGCTGGAAGCCGAGGACAGGGTCGGCGGCGCCGAGGCGACGATCGACGTGGTCGGCACCGTCCCGAACGCCGCAGACTTGAGCACATCGAGCACGACTGATCCGCTGACATCGGCGATGAGCGTCGCGGCGGTGATCGTGCAAGCGAACGTGACGTAGAGATCGGTTTTCACGCCCGTCGTGAGGACCGCGCCGCCGCCATCGAGGATCACGGTGATCTGCCGCGCCGGGGCCGGGAGGCGGGCCGCGGCGATCGTCCCCGTCGTGATCACGCTCCCCGCGAGCGCCGTGATCGCGTCACTGCCGCCCGTTTCATGCGTCGTGTGATGGGCGGCCGGGGCGACCCCGCCGGTCGCGGTAATCGTCACGGCCCCGGCGGCATTGGTGACGGTAATGCCCGTCCCCGCCGTGAGCGTCGCGAGCGTGACGGTGCCGCCCGACGTCGTGCCGATGGGAATCTGGCCGTCGGTCGCCGCGACGACTTTCACATCGGCGCTGGCGTTGCCGACGACCAGTTGATTCAGCGCGAGCGCGCCGGCCGTGTGCGTGACCGTGCCCGTGCCGCCGGCCGAGCCACTGGCCGCCGCCGTGAGGCGCCCTTTCGCATCAACGGTGAGATTCGTGTTCGTGTAGCTGCCGGGCGTGACGGCCGTCGTGGCGAGGGTCGCGGCCTGGCTGCCGCTGCCCGGCCCGGCGGTGACGTCCCCTGTGAGTTGGGTGACGCCGGTATCGGCCGGCGTGCCGAAGGTGCCGTCGGCACGCAGAAACGTGGTGGTCCCGCCAGGATAGCCGGCGAGATTCGTGACCGTGACCGGATCGGTCCCGCCGCTGCTATGGGTCGGCGCGTGCAGCGCGGGCGGGCCGCTGCTGGCGCTATCGGCGTAGGTCGCCCACGTCGTCCCGTCCGACTGGGTGGTCGTGGCCGTATCGGTCGCGTAATAGAGCGTGCCGGGCGCGACGGCGGTGGCGAGCGGGCGACTCGCGGCGGTCCCGCGCAACAAGACGTCTTGGAGGCGGCTCGCCATCAGACCCCCGTGCTCGCCACGCGCAGAAAGACCTGGCTGGCCGTGTTGATCGTGGTGCCGTTACTGACCCAGGCGATGGGCAGGCTGGCGTAGAGGCCTTGGTCGGTCGGTACCCCGGTCGTGACCATCCGGAGATAGCGCCCATGCTCGTCTTTGTCTTGCATGACGATCGTCGAGCCGGTCGGGATAATCATGATGCCCCAATACAAGTCCTGGTCGTCGGCCGAGACGAAGCGCAGCCAGAGGGTCGTCGCCGTCGTCCAGGGAAAGGCGGCGTTCAGCCGCGCCTGCCCGGCAGAGGGCGGCGCGGTGAGCGTGCTGTTGAACGTGTAATTGAACACGCCCGTCCGGCCCGTATAGGACGCCCAGGTCAGGCCATCGGATCGTTGCAGCACGCCCGTGTCGGTCGAAAAGTAGAGCGTGCCGACCAAGACGTCGCCTGCCGCTGGCTTGGCCGTGCTGAGGCCGGCGCGGTGGATGCCCTCGGTCTTGCGAAACGCTTGCGGCGGCGCGAGCGTCATACGGGCACCTGCACGATGATGCACTCGCCCGCCGCATAAATCAGATCGGCCGCCACGAGATCCCCATCCGAGAGCGGCGCGTCGTAATGGGTCGCGGTCGGGCCGGTGCCGCCGGCCGTCACATCGAGCGTCTTCGTGAGCGGGTCACTCACAAACGCGACCGACCCGTCGGCGCTCGTGAACGTCAGCGTATCGGTCGGCACGGTGGCAGCGACCAGCGGCCCGCCGCCCGCGATGATCCCGAACCCGGCCGGCGGCGGCACGGGCGTCGGCTGAATGGCGATCGCGTGCGAGAGGTCGGCCTGGCCGGTCGTCTGCTGCTCGAAGAACATCGCCCACGGCCGGGTGACGCGATCGCCGGCCGCCGCATCCACCACCGGATGCTGCAGTGGCGGATGCACTTGCCCACCGCCGGGCGAGAGCGTCTTCCCCGCGCGCAGCTCGGCCATCGTGGCAAAGACGACGACCGACGGGACGCCCGCGTCTTTCACCATCGCAATCGCGACGTCGTTGCCCACCCGTTGCGCGCGAATGAAGAAGCAGTTGCCTTCTTCAATCATTCTGAGATCGGTGCCGTCCCACGACGCGCAGCCGGGGGTCGTGTTGCACTGGCCGATATAGAACCCGTCGCCCAGGAGCGTCCATTGCGCCAGGCCGAAGTCGGACCCATAGGTCGCATCGGCCGAGACAATCGCGCCGGTGTCGACATCGACATACCGATAGCCTTGCGTCCCGACGCCGACTTCGCACGCCGAGATGTGCAGGACGCCACTGTGGTCATAGATGACCGGCGACACGCCGCACGGCACGGTCGCGCGGGGCACCCAGCCCGTGCCCTCCAGGTATTCGATGGTCTGCGGGGAATTGCTGCTCTGCCCCGCGAACTTGAACGCGCCGTCGCGCGTGACGCGCAGATAGAGCGGGCGCGCATCCCCCGGAATCGCGAGCGTGCCGGTGTCGGTCTCGATGGTCCCGACGTCGAACGCATCGACCACGAGGCAGGCGTAGCGGCCATCGGGCCGCGCGTCCACATAGGTGCCGTTCGTGATGCGGATCGTGTCCATCAGGCCGCCGATCCGGGATAAAATAACGGTGCGCGCGACGAGCTGGCACCCGTCGCACGCGCCTCATCAATGACTCGCAGAGTGAGTGCGACCCAATGACTGACGACAGCATAATCGACCGGAAACGCCGCCACAGCCAATTTCGCCACGGGTATTCTCGCGGAGACACGAGTTTCAAACGGGAATATGACAGTTGGACCGCGATGCGTGAGCGCGTGTTCTCGACGCGCCATCATGCGTATGCACGCTACGGCGGCCGAGGTATTACGATTTGCCATGCCTGGGCATCGTTTCCGCAGTTTCTTGCGGACATGGGGCCACGGCCTGCGGGATGCACGCTCGACCGCATCAATACGAACGGCCATTACGAGCCGACGAACTGCCGGTGGGCGACATGGATCGAACAGCAGAACAATCGAAGAGATTGTCGCCTGTATACGCTGAATGGCCGCACGCAATCGCTCTCGCAATGGGCGCGTGAACTCGGGATCAAACAGGACACCGCCAAAAAGCGCCTGAATCGCGGATGGTCGGTCGACAAAGCCTTTCATCGCTAACTCGATCCCTGCACGGGGTCAGGGGTCAGGAGGGCATCGATGAACACCACTTTGGCGTCCGCGCTGCACACGACGCGAAACACCCGATTTCTCGCTTGCCCCAAGCGCAGCCATCGGTAGCGGTAGCGGTGTTCGCCGATCCGCGCCCCTTCGTTGCGGTGCTCGTGGCCCCATGAGTGGCCGCCATCATCGGACCATTGCAGCACGATGGGCATGGCCACGTCCGTGTCCCTGGGGCCACCGGCTTCCGTGAGCAGCTCGAACCCTGGAAACTTCAGGCGTTTGCCTTCGGCCCCGTCCCATAACACGGGCGCCTGGCGCAGCCGGCGAATCGGCTCGATCGTGCCGGGCGGGGCGGGCGGAATCGGCGGCGGGGGCGGCACGCCAATGGCGAACCAGAGCATCTCGCGGCCGACGCCGTCGCTGGCCGACCAGTTGAGCGTGAACGTCCCGGCGGGGTTCATCTCGGTGAGCGTGGCGACCGACGTGAACGTGGTGCTCGGCCCGTTGGCGCCGCCCGTCGGGAAGCGCAGGAGCGTCGTCCCGCTCAAAAAACAGGCGCCCGTGAGCGGCGCGGTGTCGGCGGTTTCCCCGACCCAGTAGGACGCTTGCCGGCCGTCCGCCGTGGCGCACCCGAAGACACACTCGGCGGCGGTCTGAATCGTCGTCGACGGCACGGCCCCGACGCTCACGACGAAGACGACCGCCGCATCGAGGCCGGTCGTGACGACCTGGGGCCCGGCGGTGGCCCGCTGAATCAGCGTGCCGGACGCCGTGACGATATTGGGCCCGCCGATGAGCAGGCCGGGATGGGCCGCACTCGGGCTGCTACTAAAGACGATGGTCGTCGGGTTCCAGGCGGTGACGTGCGGGCCGTCGGTGGCCGTGGTCGTGACGCCGTTATCGAACGAGACGTGGCTTTGGTAGCGCGCGGGCGCCGTGGTCTGGTTCCCGAGGAACGTGTGGGCCGCCATCGGCCCGCCCGTGGGCGAATCCCAGCCCCAGCCCCAGCCGGTGAGTCCGCCGGTGGCGGTGGCGATGATCCCGGTCGCGCTGAGCGCCTGCGTTTTCGGATTGAGCAGCCCCTTGGCCTGAAACGGGGTCGGCATGGTCGCACTGACTGAGCCGGTGGGCCACGCCATCGCGAAGTCGCTGCCCGTCCCGAAGACGATCACGAGCACATCGGTCGGGACCGCGAAGTCCTCGGTGGTCACGGTCCACGTGAACCCGCCGGACGAGACGGCCGTGAGCGCCACCGTGCGATAGACGCGTCCGCCGGTCAAGAGCCGCGCCTGCAGGCTGTCCATCGCCGCGTCGGGGCCGTTGCCCCCGCCTTCATCGCCGATCTTGAAGCCGCCCGACCCGGGATACCACACATCGGCGGCGGCGTTGTAGCCGGACTTGCTGGTCGCGACCTCCGTCACGTTGGTATTGGCCGAGGCGGCCGTGAACGTGCCCGTGGGCTCGGCATGGAGCACATCGACTTCGCTCGAGCCGTTGACCGCGAGAATGACGGCGGGCGTAAAGGGCTCCCCGTCCGCATTGACGATGCCCGTCACGGCCTGGACCCCGAGGCCCGTGCGGATCCGCACCGTGCCGACCCAGACATTCACGCGACCCGCCGATCGGTATAGAGGGCGTTCGACAACGCGTAGATCATCCCGGTCGCAAAGTCCCCGAGGAGATGCGTCCCGAACCCGAACGTGTGGCACCGCCCGCGAAACGGCGTCCACACCTCGGCGTCACTGTCCCAGTGCGCCCACTCGGTCCACCGCTGACTGGCGGCGTCATAGACCCAGTGCGTGTCGTTGTGCGCCAGATAGAGCACATAGAAACTGTGGCCGTCGAGCTGACACGTCCACGCGACGGCGTCGGACACCTGCGGCAACGCCTGCAGGCGCGTCTCGAGCGCATGGGTTGAAATGCGCTTCGCGCTGTAGCCATCGGCCAAAAAGACTTGCGCGCCGCCGGCGAGCGTCTGGCCGAGCCAATAGAGCGTGTTATCCATCACGGCCGCTGACCACGGCGCGAGAATCCCGACTTGCATATCGGCGCCGAGCACGGGCTGCAGCGGGAACGTCGCGCCCGAGTCGTACCAGGGATTCACGCGGCTCACGGTAAACGGCCACAACTGGTTGTGACTGACGATGACGGACAAGACCCAGCCGGGTTGTTGACTGAGTTCCGCGACGTCGAGCGCGTCCCACGTCAGGCCATCTTCGAGATGCGACAAGTTGAATTGATTGCTCGCCGTCTTGAGCGCGCCGAAGTAGCCGTCAAGGAAGAAGCCCATCACGACCGGCGTGGGAAAGCCGGGGGCGGTGATTTCGGTCAGCGTGTTGGCGACGAGGTCAAAGATGTAGCCATGGCCGCCGCTGACGATGAACAACTGATGCCCGCCCGAGCCGTCGCTGCCGCCGTTCGAGCAGATCGTCGCCGGGTTGCCGTCGGCGACGACCGTGCCGCGGATGACGGCGGTCTGGCCGGCAAACAGTTCGACAAAGCGCGTGCCGCCGACGCCGAAGACGCGATCGTCCTGCGTGTAGAGCGCCCGCACCGGGCCTTGACCCATGTCAAGCCACGGCGCGATGCCGGGGCGGCTGTAGAGCGAGGCCGGGACTTTCGGGTTGGCGGCACTCGCTTCCCAGACGAGATTCACCGTGCGTTCGACGTCGATGTCGACCGAGCGCGCGACGTTACTCGCGTCGACAAAGCCGGGGAGCTTCGACACTCACGGCTCCTCGTGGGTGACGTGCCGCCACGTGCGACGGTTGACGATCGCCCAAATGACCGCTTGCGTCACACCGAACTCGCGGGCCAGTTCGGGTTGACTGGCCATCGTGAGCCAGCACGCACGGATTTCCCGCACGGCATCGTCGGTGAGTTTGGCCGATCCCTGCCGCACGCCTTTGGCCTGCCGATTCTTCGTCATCATGTCGGCGGTATTGTCGGCGTGCGTACCCACGAACAAATGATCCGGGTTCACGCAGAGCGGCACATCACAGTGATGACAGACATACATGCCTGTCGGGATGGGACCGCGCGTCAATTCCCAGGCGACGCGATAGGCCAAGCCATAGGGGCGTCCACGGCCCATTGACACGTTGGGGCGGGTGCCTCGGCTGCCGGTCCACAGCCAACATGTGTCCGTCTTGTGGACGCGCTTCCAAAACCGTTGTGGGGTCATTGCGTCACTGGTCAGAAAATATATTCCAGGGCTTCCGCGATCCAAACGTCAGGGCAGGGTCCAGTGCCATATCCATAGATTTTGTATTTGCCGTTTTGACCCATGACAATGCGGATCTCGCTAATTCATCTAACTGTGAGGTCCACGGTTGGCTAAATGGGGCGGCCAAGCGTCTGGCGAGGTTATAGTGCAAAGCCTCTCGATAGCCGGGTGCCAACGCCACGGGCGTCGTGAGCGAGAGAAACCCTGCCGTGGGCTTCAAGCTATACATCACGAGGCTATTGGCGCCGGTCGTCGGCACGGGATAGAGAAAGAGCGTGGCCCAGGGATACGTTTCGTTGAAGTAAGCCGCCGTCGGGTAGATGGCGCTGAACGTTTTCATCGCGATCGACCGATACGCCTGGTCGGTCAAGTTGTCGAGCCAGAGTTCCTGGGGCGCGCTGCCGGTCACGAGCAAGAGCTTGAAGCCGTTGACGTAGGTCGGGCGCACGGTATCGAAGATGGCGCCGGGGCCGATGAGATACGGACTGTTCGGGCCGCCACGACCGGCGATGAGCGGGAAGGTCTCGCGCGTTTCGTTGAGAATCGTGCCGGGTTGGAGTTCCCACGTATCGATCAGGTCATTCAACCGCTGCAGCGCGTCCTGGGCGTCGTCGGCCGACAAGGCTTCGCCGACGGCCTTGACGCCGAGGTCATCGAGCGCCTGGTCGATGAGGATGCGCGCGGTCGTGGTGGCCGGAATCGCCACGACTAGGCCTCGTGCGGCGCACGGCGCGGCCGGCCGCGCTTCTTCGGCGCTTCGGGAATCTCGGTGATGTGCTCCAGGGTGCTCGACTCGTAGTCCTTGACTTCCTGCTGCGCCTTCTCGCTCAGGTGCGCGTCATCGGACGCGCTGACCGCCGCGTCGATCGCGCGCTGGTCTTCGGCCTGTTCGAGCCGCGCCATCGCCTCTTGCGGCGAGTCGGCCCAGCCGAGACTGAGCGCGAGCGTGTGTTCGGGCGAGGCCTGCTCGACGATCTTGCTCGTCTGCGTCAGGTAGTCGATGTCGAGCACGACGAGCTTGCCATCGGGCCGCTTCACGCCTTTGTAGAGCGTCGTGCGATAGCTCATTACAGTTGCCAGAGGCCCAGGATGAGCGTCGCCGTCGTCGTCGCGGCGTTCACGCGCGTGCAGACAAACGGCAGGAGCGTGCCGGCGACGACCGTGAAGTTGACCGTGCTGCCGTCGGGTTGCACGGCGACGACGATCCCGGCCCCGCCGACCCACAAGGCGTCGGGATACCGATTGTTCTTCTGCGGACTATTCAGCGTGTCGCTGGGCGTGATCGGGATCGCGTAATTGAATCCCTGGAGAACTTGTTGTGCCACGGGCGTCCTTCCAGTCGACGGAGAACACCCCGGGTGCCGTCGTGCTCACCCGGGGTGTCCACGTCATTTACGTGAACGTGCCGTTGATGACGGCCGCCGGCAACCAGCGCCCGCCCTGGGCGATGACGGTCAGGCCATCCCCCACCGCTCCACCCAGCGTGCAAATCTGCACGGTGCCCTTGAAGCCGAGCGCGGGCGTGGTGACGGTATGAGCGAACGCGGTCGCCGCCGCAATCGTCAGGCGCCGGCCGTCGATGTCGGTGCCGGGAATCGCGAGCGTCATGGCAATGGCCGCCGCCCCGTTCAGGAAGATGTTGCTGTCCTGCGCCGGGATGGCGATGGCCCCGGCCACGCCGTAGTAGACGACGCCGGGGGTCGTGAGCGGAATCGGCGTCGGCGAGCCAATCGGGCTCGTGATGGTGAAGTCGACGGCGTTGCCGACTTGCACGGCCGAGAGCGCCTTGTGCGCCGTGGCCGCCGAGCCTTTGTCGCCGCGCAGGCCGAGCGTGATCGTGACGCCATCGGCGGCAATCGCCGAGACGGACGACCACTCGGTCTCCATCTTGACGACCATGCCGACGGCCGCGCCCGTGCCACTGGTGAGTTTGATCGTGCGATCGGACGCGAGCGCGGCCGTCGCGAGCGTAGTCGAAAGGGTAACAGCCATTAGCTCGCGCCTCCTTCAACGGCGACCGTCCACTCGGGTCGAAACAGTTTCCAGCCCCAGAAGGCGTCGATACGACTGACCTTTTGATCGCTCTGCGCGTTCCACTGCCGTGCGTACCGCATGGCGAAGCCGGTTTTCGCATCCGAGATGCTGCCGGCGTCCGCCCCCGGCAGATCGCCGTCCGGATCGACCATCGCCAAGACGATGGCTTCCGGCGCATAGACGAGCCCTTCGCGCGTCGCGGTCGCCGTCCAGGTGCCCGCACCGGTCGTAATCGTCGACCCCAGCGGGATGATGGCGGCGTTATTGGCCGGCAGCGCATCGACGTTCGACTGCGTGTTCGGCAACGGCCCCGCGCCGACCCCGATGAGGGGCGGGTAGAACGTGATCGTGGCCGCGACGCCCACCGAGGTCACATCCGCCGCGACGGTGAGCTGCATGAGCTGGCCCGTCGAGGTGTAGTTCTGCGGATTGATCTCGAAGACGTTGGCGATCGTGAACTTGTCGCCGGCCTTGTAGGTCGTGGCGCCGGACGCATTGCCGGCGGTGATGACCGAGGTCATGCCGTCCGCAAACGTCGTCTGGTTGACCACGGGCGTAAAGGTCGTCGACGTGCCGGTCGTCCGCTGGCGCGTGTTCTGGTCGTAGTACCAGTCGGTGATGCCCAAGCCCATTTCGCCGCTCGAGAACTGCCCTTTGCGGAAGTTCTTGGAGATGCTGTCCTGCGGGTTGAACAAGGTGGGATTCGACCCGACCATCGTCGCCGACTGATTCGGACTCAGGATGGCCACGAGCGAGTCATCGGGGCCGCCGACGTTCCGGATCTTCGTCACCGCATCGAGATAGGTCTGCAGGGTCGTCGGGGTCGTCCCCGGCGTGCCGACCGCATGGAAGACGAACGGCATCACATTCACGAAGCCGTCGAAGTCGATGCTGTTGGCAATCTGCAGCCCGGCCGGCTTCAGATAGCGCGCCTGGACTTCCTCGACGCTAAACGTCGCGTCAAACGTCGACCACGAGATGCCGATATTGCCTTGCTGCGTGATGACGACCGGGACGAGGACGTCACTAATCGGCTGCTGCTGGAACGCCTGGCCATAGGTCGTGGCGAAGCGTTGCGGCAGGCGCAGGCTGAAGCTGGCGCCCACTTTGGCGCCCCCGGCCTTGAAGTCCGCCGAGTATTTGCGCGTGCAATTTGCGCCGAGTTTGAGGCTATTGACCGCCGAGCGGCCGACTTCCTTGACGACCCACTGCGGAGTCCGGAAGGTATTGGCAACGGCCATACGGGCCCATCCTTAGAGCCCGTCGCGCTTGCGTTGCCGGTCCACCGCGTTCTGTTGCCGTACCCAGTCGGCAAAGTCCGTTTGGTCCGGGTCAAGCGACCCAGCGGGCGTCATCGGCGAATGGCCCACCGGCTTAATGGGTGCCTTCGCGCGGCTGATTGGACGACCCGGCGCCACTGAGCCGTTCGAGGCAGCGGCGACCTGGAGACTGAGCTTGCCGATTTCCTTCACGGCCGCAACGGGCGTGAGCGCCGCAATGCGGCGCGCCTCGTCGGCGTGACTGGCGAGATAGTACACGATGTCCGGCCCGGCGTCATCTTCGGCGATGGATTGGAGCACCGGCGGCTCGAACTTCACGTCATCAATCGCCGCGACTTTTTCCTGATAGTCGGGGTGCGACTCCGCAAACGTGGTGATGCGCGCTTCGACCTCGGCGCGGGCCTCGGCGTGGGCCACGAGTTGCTGCTGATAGCCGTCCTGGCGCCGCGCGTCGCGCACCGCCCACTTCGCGGCTTCGAGCGCAAGGGTCGCGTAGGGGTCCGGGTCGCTCAAATAGCGATCGAGCGTCGGCACCGGATCGCGCGGATCGTCCCACGCGGGCGCCTGAACGGCCGGCGGCTGGGAACTCGCCGGGCCGGCAGGCGGCGCGGCGGCGACCACAGGCTGCGCTTGCTGTTGCCGCAACTGCGCCAGCGCGGCTTCGGTTTCGCGCAGTTTCGCGGTGAGCGTGCGATTGCGCGCCCACTCGCCGGTGTTGCTGACTTTCTTGAAGGTGCCGTCCTTGGCGCGCGGTTGCTCGACAGCCTCCGGGCCAGGCGCGCCCTGCGACTCCCCAGACACAGGCGCTACCGGGGCCTCGCCGAGCGGCGGCGCCTCGGACGGCACCGTCTCGGGCGCGACAGCCTCGATCGGGTCGGCGCGCTCTTTCGCGTTTTCCGTCTGCACGTAGTCGCTGAAGGACTCGGCGTCGGCGACGGGGGTCTCGGGGGTTTCAGTGGCCATGGGGCGGGCGTTCCTTCTGCAGTGTCTCGACTCTCGCGAGTCGTTCCCATTCCTCGGGGGGCCGCGTGTGTTTGAGGTAGACCGTCAGCGCCTCAAAGTAGTCGTCACGCCAACGACTCGCCGCCTCGTTCCACTCGGGCGATTGTTTCGTCCAGTCGCCGCCGCTCACGTTCGCCAGCACGACCCAGAGCATCTCGGCGGCATCAGCCATCCGGGTCCACCCGGCGAGCAGCGGCGCCGTCTCGGGCGTCTCGGTCGTCGTCATGCCGTCGGTTCGCCTTCCGCCGCGGGCTCGGGCGTCAGCGCCGCCTGCTGTTCGGCATTGGCCTGCGTGTGCTGCTGCGCTTGATCCGCTTGCTGCATGGTCTGGTCGTGGGTCAGGCCCGCCATGTTCACGTCATGGGTCCGGTCCATCGCCCCTTGATGCTCGTCATGTAAGAGCTGCGTCGCGTGCGTGAGCTTCTCCATGTGCAGATCGAGCGCCTTGCCCCAGCGGTTCTCGAGCGCATCAATATAGGTGCGCGCGTTCTCGGCATCGATCTTCGCGCCGGCGACCGCAATCTGCGCCGAGGCATTAATCATCGCGATCTTCTCGCGGCTCGCATTGTCGACTTGCGTTTCCTGCAGCTTGGCCTGCGCTTCGACTTGTTTCGTCTGAATCGCCATCTTCAGCTGCTGGTTTTCCTGCTGCAGCCCTTGGACGGCGGCTTGAATCTGCGGCGGCAAGTCGGTCTGCGCGCCGGGCGGCTTGATGCGGTCGGCAATGGCTTGCGCTTCGGGGAAGTCCATCGACTTCACCCACAAATCCGCAAACTGGGGCACGAGCGGCGGCACGGCTTGCGCGAGCGCCGAGAGGCCGTCCATCGCCGCCTGCCGGCGCGTGGCGTAGGACTTCCCGACGTCCACAATCACCGAATACTGGCCTTTGGACAGATCGAAGTGCTGCACCGGCGGCGCCATCGGCGCCCCTTGCGGTCCCGGTGGCCCCGGCATCGGCGTCGGGCCGGCACTGGGCGTCATCGGACTCGGCTGGCCCGGCATGACCGGCTGCGGCTGGCCGCCCTGCGAGACAAACGGCTGATTGAGCATCACGCGCTGCTGCTGGTCGTCGTCGCCGGTCAGAATCTGCACGACCCGGCCCGGCCGGTCATACACCTTGCCGAGCAGGTCATTGAGAATCACGCCCCCATGCCGAATCGCGCGCTGCAGATGATCCGGAAAGTTCGACGTGCCCTGTTCGCTCGCCTGCTGGAGCTGCGCGATGGCCCGGCCGCTCCGATCATTCGCATTGACGTGGCCCAGCGCGGCGTCGGGCACCCCAGTCGTCGAGCGCACGAAGTTCACATACATGCCGATGGCTTCAGTCGATGGCGGATAGGTCGGAATGTTGCGCTCGGGCTTCGGCAGGACGGAATTGACGCCATCCGTGATGGCGTTCACTTCCAGATACGGCTGGTTGCGCGTATTGGCCGCCTGCCACTGCGCTTCAAAGCCTTCAAACTGGCCTTTGTAGCCAATCCACGGCGCTTTCGTGGCGAGCCCCATGTTCTCGGCGTCACTCGAGACCAAGTAGTTGATCATGCGGCACGGATCGCGGTTCCCGCGCACGATCCCTTCCCACTGCCGCGCGCCCGACAGGTTCTTTTCGATGCCGATGACCGGGACAATCGGGATAAACTGCCCGTCCCATTCTTTCGGGCCGTCGAGCACCTCCATCCCGTTCACTTTCGCCCACATAATCGTGCGCGTCTTGATCTCGCGCGTCTGACTCGGGTCGGTCGGATGCGTTTCGGTGCGGCTCGCGTAGGTCGCGTACCAGTATTCGGCGATGCGATAGGCCGTCCCGGCCTTCTCGTCCTTCAGAATCCAATCCGGCCGCTGGTCGCCCATCGCGATGAGTTCTTCATCGTCGGCCGACGCGAGCTTGGAGTCCCCAAACTGCCGCACATACACGGCCTTCGGCAAGTCTTGCGTCACAAACGCCCACTCGGCCGCGCCGGGGTCGTTCAGATCCTGCGTGAACGGGTCCAGATACACGCTCGCGCCGTTGAGAATGGGACAAATCCGCAGATCCTGGTCCCACGCCGCCGGATTCTCGCTGGCATCGTCCGGGTCGTCGATCGCATACACCTTGTCGATGCGGAAAAACCCGCGCCCGCACACGACCGCGCGGTTGTACGCCCACAGATACGCCGTCTGCGCGTGGCTGTCGTACTCGATCGCGCGAATCAGGCCTTGGCGCACGTCCGCATCGTCCTGGCTCGCATCGGACTTCGGCGAAATCTTGATGCCGAACCGCGCCGTACGCGCCTGGTTGACAATCTGCGCGGTCGGCTGGTCGAGCGTGCGAATGGTAATCATCGGCCGCGCGGGCGTCGGCTGGCCGGTCGCGCTCGTCCCGCCGCGCTGGCGCTTCACGTCCTCGGGCCACTGGTCGCCGGCATCAAAGCGCAAGTCTTCGTCTTCGCGCGTCCGCTGCGGGCGTTCGACATCGGCGACGAAATGGAAGCGTTCGAGCGCCTCGGTGTGCAGCGCCTCCTCGGGTGTCTGCTTCGACTCGCGGCGCAATGCGACGACAGGTGCCATGCGCCCTCAGTCCCACAAAACAGACAGTTGCGGCCGGTGCCGATCGGCGGCGCGAAGTGATCGAGCCATGGCAGGCCGAAGGCACACGTTAGTGCGTCCACGCTTTCGTCGCCGCCCGCTCGGCCTGCCGCACCCGCATCGCCCGCATGCCGGGAATAAACGTCTCGAGCACGCACCCGACCGCGCCCAGCACCAAAAAATGCCGGTGCTCGTCGTCCTTCACCGCCCACAAGACTTCGGCCAGCGCCACCATCGCGTCATGCACCGCGCGATCTTCGGGGGGTTCGTTATCCCAACTCATTGCGCGTATACTCGTCCGCATGGCGACCCATACCAATCACGGCACCACGCACGCTGTTGTCACGCCCACGCCCACCGAGGTGCTCGGCACCGACGCCACCTTGCGCGACCTGTTCGCCGCGCAGGCCGTCTCCGGCCTCTGCACGCCGAGTCCGTCGGTCAGTCTCGGCACGCCCGAGTCCATCGCGGTCATGGCCTACCGGGTCGCCGATGCGCTCATCTCGGCCCGCGACCCCGTGCTGCAGCCGCTCGTCGCGGCCGAGCCCGTAGGCGCGCACGTCAAGTAAGCGCTCAGCGCCCACGGCGCACCTTTTTCGGGAGACCCTTCGTCGGGGTCCGCGCAAAGTGCCGCAACGACGAGAGCGGCATCCGCGCCAGCCCCGCATTGCGCGCATACAGCTTCTCGGGGGCGTGTTCGGCGATCCGGCTCGCGATCGCCTGATTGCGGCTCACGGCAGGCATGGCTGATGATAGTCCACCTGTCAACCATCGGCGCAGGTATTCGCCGGTGGTGTATCCTTCGCCCGCATGGGGGCGCTCTGTTCCCGCTGCCATCTCGGGCCGCCACGCGCCCGACAGCGGTATTGTCTGGCCTGCCACGCGGCGCATATGCGCGCCCATCGGCCCACGTATGACGAGATGACCGTCGAGCAACGCTATCGCGCACGGGTCCGGACCCGCAGCAACTACCAGACCCGCCGAGGCCCGCACCCGCCCGCCCCCTGTCTCCGATGTGGCGCCGCCCAAGCCGAAAATCACCATCCCGACTACAACCAGCCAGACACCGTCCTACGGCTCTGTCGTGCCTGTCACCGCGCCGCCCACAGCGGGGCGGTCGTCTGACGCCTTCGGCCCGGCGTCGAGCCGGGCGAGCACGGTCGCTTTTGCCCAAATCACGAGCGTGGCCTCGGCGCGGTCGGCCCGTTCCGTGGCGTGCGACAAGGCGGTTTGAAGGTCATTGATCCGATTATTCAGCCACGGGCCAATCATGGCGTCTCCTTCGGCGCGTCGAGCAGGGTGAGTACCCGTCGTGCCGCACCACTGTTCGACTTCCGATACTCCGCCCATGCCCTCACCCTTGCCAGCGCTTCGCGTTGCTGCGCGTAGGTTGGTTCGGCTAAATAGTGTTCCCCGGTCAGATGGGAGAACAAACCCATCCGCGCCGCATCGCGCTCCTCGGTCAATCGAGCAATGGTCGCTTCAGCACGTACCAGTTGGCGCTTCAGCGAGTCGGCAATAGCAACATCTCGCTTAGTCAGCACGGCGTTGAAGTCACGGCGGGTCATTTCAGCACCTCACTCAACGCCCATCCAAAGACAAAAATGCTAGGAACCGCCAAGACAGCAGCGATGAGAATCCAAAACAACGGATCGAGGCGACTCATGGCGTCTCCTTCGTCGGGGCGTCGAGCGACCCTATACGATTCGCGTCGGCACATAATTGCAGGCTCCTGGAGTGGTCATAACCCACGGCCACGACGTGCCCGTCCGCGTCCCGCAACCGATACGAGCCGAGCAGGCCATTGGGCTCCACACTGAACGGGGTCCGGCCACAAATCTCCATGCCGTCCGAGAGCCGTACCAGATGACTCACGGCGTCGGGTCCTTCGGCGCGGCGTCGAGCAGGGTGAGCAGTTGTAGATGCTCCTGCCCACTCGCAATGCCTGTGACGGCCCACGCCCGCACCGCCGCGACAATCGCCTCGGCGCGCTCGGCGCGTGCACGCCACAGCCCGATAGCCAGGAGCCACTCGCCGCGCCGATCCCGCTCGGCCTCGGCCTGGTCGCGCGCCGCCTTGACCGTCATCAGGTCGGCCAGCAGCCGCCGGAAATCGTCTTCCTCTTGCGTGGTCATGGCGTCATCGCAGCCGCGGCACCGTCGGCCCCACAATCCCGAACGCCTGGAGCAGCCACAACACCAGCACCAGCACCACCACCACCCGGATCACCACCTTGATGGGTGGGGCGAGCGGGATATACGTCTCCACCAAATAGAGGCAGACCCCGCACACCACCAGCACAATCACCAGATCAATCAACGTCATCACGCCCCCCGTCCAGATCGCCCCCACAGCCACCGCCTGCACGACGCCGATTCCCAGCCCCCGCCAGAACCCCATGTCAGCCTTGGCGCCGACGGTGCCATGCCTGCCACTCCCGGTAATGCCGCGCCGCGCGCCGCTCAAAGGCGTCCCACGATTCCCGCACCGGATCGGCCACGATCGATCCGGCCGGTGGCGCCGGCGGATCGACCCGCATCACGTCCGGGTCGAGACACTGACCCGCCGAGGCCGTCTCGTGCGCTTGCTGTAACACCGCTTCCTGCGTAATCGGATCGTCCTGCGGACCGAACGTCACGTCCCCATCGGTCTCACACGCGTGACAGTGCCACCGACTCACACCAGCCACGTCAGGCGCCGTCCTGCACATGCCGCCACGTCTTGCGCAGCACCACGTCACGGATGATGGACGGACTCACGCCGAAGTCACGGGCCAACTGCGCCTGACTGGCCATCACGAGCCAACACGCCCGAATCTCGCGCACCTGGTCGTCGGTCAGCTTCGCCGTGCGCGGTTTCTGCGTCCCTTTCGCGCACCGTCCCTTGCGATCCCGATCCTCGTTGTTGTCGCGACGGGTGCCGAGGAACATGTGCGCCGGATTGCAGCACAACGGCACATCGCAGTGGTGACACAGCGCCATCCCGTCAGGAATCACGCCATGCGTCAGCGTCCACGCGACGCGATGCGCCATCAACGTGCGCTTCTGCACCATCAACTGCCCATAGCCCCGGCGCGTGCCCTTCGTCCACAACCAACAGGTCGGTGTCTTGTCGACACGCGCCCAAAAGTTCTCAGGCGTGAAGTGCCAGCGCTGGCGCACATGATGCCGCGCGTAATAGGCGCGCATATAGGCCGCACGGGCCGCACGAGTCTCCGCTAAACCAGCCAAGCGTGCTCCCCTTGTGGCATCACGACCGGCGGCCGCTTCACCACGTCCACCGGCGTCTGTTGACGCACGGCCAGATACCGCCACGCATCCGCCCCGTGACTGGCCCAGTCATGCACTGGGGTCGCCTTGAACTCGTTCAACCGGCTGTTGTAATCGCGCCGATAGTGCTGTAACGCTTCGAGCCCCGCCGCACAGCGCGTCGCGTCAAACCAGCACTTCGGAAACAGCATGCGCGCCGCGTGAATCCCGTCATCGACGCTCACCTTCGGCACCACGCGAAACGGGATGCCGAGACTGCGCGCCACTTCCAGCCGTGACCGGCCGGATGCCAACTCTTTCACTTCGATGTCAAACGGCGCCCAGTGCTTGCCGTAGGTGTAGCCTTTGCGCTGAAGAACCGTAACGTAATGCGGGAGCCCTTCGCCGCTCGCTTCGTAGTAATCGACGACACGCACCTCGCCGGATCGAAGCGACTGAGTAAACCAGATTGCCGTCGCATCACCGATACCCAAGTCCCAATCGGTATCGACGGGGAGGATCGGATCAACCGGGACAACGCCGACACGGCCCGCCGCTCGAGCGCCAGCCAGTTCGCCCGCATAGATGGCCCCTTTGACGGCCGCTTCAAAGCTGCACTCGAACTCTTGGTCATATTCGTCCTGCGTCATCACCTGCCGCGCGGCGGCCAACTCGGCCACGCTCAAGATGCCCGTCTGACTCGCCTTGTATTCGGCAAACGCCCAGCCCTCGAGCCCCGACTTCGCCTGCTGCGCGATGTCATAGAACTGGTTCTTGCCGTTCGGCGTGCCGAGAAAGAGCGCCCAGCCGCCCCGGTCCGCGAGCGCCGGCCGCAGGACGGTCGTGAAGACGTCCGCCTGGTGCAGGCCGTATTCGTCCAGCACGACGCCATCGAGATACAGCCCACGTAGGTTGTCCGGGTCATCGCCGCCGTAGACGCGCACTTGGCCGCCGTTGGGCAAGTCCACGCGCAGCTCGGACTCGTTACACGTCACCCCCGGAATCTCGCGGCTATAGAACTTCAGGAAATCCCAACAGGTCGCTTTGCCCATCCGGTAGGTCGGCGCGACATACGCAAAGCGCGGGCGGGGCTGTTTGCAGAGCATCGCGCGCTTGACGAGCTGGTTGACGGCCATGACCGTCTTGCCCAAGCGCCGATGGGTCACGGCGACGACAAACCGATGGGTGTCCATGAGCGCATGGAGCGCCCACTGGGGCCGGCGGGGTTCGTAGTCTATGACGACTTGGGTTCGGGCCATGCGCCCTTCCAGCCGATGTCAATCCCGCCCGTGTGCTCGACCGTCGTCGACTCCACGGGTTTATCGAGGGCGCGGTTCATCAAGTCCGCAAAGGCGGCGGTCGACGGGTCTTTCATGAAGATCCAGAAGTCGCGGTCTTGGACGCCTTCGGTCAGGAGCTTGTCGGCCTGGGCGGCATCTTCGATGCGCGTGAACTTGCCGTATTTGTCGCGCGTGTAGACGTGGCCGATGCCGCAGGAGGCGGCGATCTGCGCGCGGGTCATGCGCTCCATGTGCTGCAGCACGATGACGCGCAGGGCTTCGCGCGCCTGCGCCTTGTCGAGCGTGGGCCGATACTTGGCGCCTTTCTGCGGGCCGCGTTTGCCCATACTCAATGTTTCGGAAGTTTCGCGACTGGCGACAGTCTACGCCAATGGCGCTGCTAATACCACGCCCAGTGGACGAAGCGGACCACGCCATAGAGCACGGCGGCGTAGATGGCGAGTTGCACGAGGACCGCGATGGTCTCGCCGATCCATTCGACCAGAAAGTCGCTCATGGTCTGGCCACGCGGTCCACGCGGCGGATGAGCTTGGGGCGCGTGTGGCCGTCGGCGCAGGCTTCGCAGCAGACGACAAATTCGTGCGCGCGCGACCGCTTAGTCAGGTGGACAACCACTGTGGTGAGCGGCACCGAGTCGCCGCAGACGTCACAGGCCAAGTAGAGTTTGGCCAGGCAGCGGTCACAGACGGGGTCGTCCTGCGCTTGCTCGCAGGCGTAGCGGGTGGCGGGGCGGCGGCAGTGGAGACAGCGTTCAGTCATCGCGGGCCCCTCGTCGGATTCGTCACGCCCCAGGAGGCGAGCTGGGCCGCTTGGCGCTTGGCGCGGAGACGCGATTCGAGCGCGAGGTAATGCGCCAGTTCGGTCGTGGCGAAGCGGTGGTCATGGCCCCCGGCGGTGGTGAGTGCGAGCGCGCGCTGTTCCTCGGCGATGCGGATCGTGACGGTGGCGAGGGCGTCGGTGAGGGCTTGAACTTGTGTCGTTGTCATAAGGGAAGTATAAGCCCACCCGCGTGGGCTTGTCAATAGCCAAATCCACGGATGGCGCATTTATTTGGTGTGGGGGGATGTCGCGGGTTGGGCGTCAGCGCCTGGACTGGCCGTGGATGGCGTCAGGACGCCCCAGGACGGGCGATCGGGGGCGTCAGGCGGGTAACAGGCGCGTGCACGGGTGGCGCACGTCTGCGCGGCGCGTGGACGGTTTAGGCCTTCGGTGTCTTCTTCTTGAACAAGCTCGGATGCCCGCCCCGCTGCCCATTCGCTTTGGACGCGGCGATTTGCTTCGGGCTGGGCGTCTGCCGGCTCAGGCGGCCGAGCGCGACCGCGTGCGGGTTTTTGGCCATGCGCGAGTTTACTCTACGCGCTCGGGCTTGGGCAAGGGGGCGGGGCGTGGCTCGGGCTCGGGCTCGGTCGCCAGCCCGCACGGCGGGCAGATGGTGATGCGCGACGGATACCAGACCTCGCACATCGGGCAGTACCGGCGCGGACGAGGGCGCGTCTCCCGGGCGATCCGCTGGTCGCGCTGGGCCATGCGGCGCAGAATGGTCGACATCGGCACGAATCTATGCCCCATTGGGTTCCTCCAGGCGCAGGCGCGGCCGGGGCGCCATCGTGGCGAGCTTGCCGTAGTGGGCCCACTCATCGGCAAACGCGGCGCGCAGCTTGGCCTGGTTGTCGGGGTCGGCGCGCAGGTAGAGGGCGGCCAGGCCTTGCACAAACGAGCCGCCGTACTGGCGCATGGCCTCGAGCACTTGCTGTTCGCTCGGCTCACTCATGGGTCACATCTCCCGCCGCCACCGTGGGCCAGCGATAGTGCGGCATCTGCTTTACCGTCAGCCACCCGCCCGTCATGAGAAACGAAATCACCTCATTGACCCCGCCAAACACATGCGGCACATGGCGGATCACACAGTCCTCCAGGAACACGCGCTGTTCAGGGCGCAACCGGCCGCCGGCCGCCTTCACTTCCACCCACACCACATCGACGTCATAGCCCGGCCCGAGCGGCGAGCGGGGCAGAAACGCCCACAGATCGGGCACGCCCGGCGTTTGCATCGTGCCCGGATAATCACCGCGACGCCGCCGCGTGCCCAGCACATAGACGCGCGCTCCCACCAAGCGCAAGAGCGTGACAATCTGCGCCTGGATCGCCTTTTCCGTCGGCCCCTTAGTGCGGGCGCGCGTCCGCATCGAGCGGCACCTCGTCGGGCAGCGGCACCACGACGCCCAGATGCTCAGCGGCATAGCGCGTCAGCCAGTCCATGTACTCGCTCATCTCGGCCACGCTGAGGTCGCGCGTGCTCAGGCGCGGCACGATGCGCGGCGGCGCGGCTTTCAACAAGGGCACTTCCGCATGCGTGCCAAAGCGCACCGCCAACAAGTCGTAGTGCAGGCGCTCGAGTTCGTGCGCGTCATAGCCGCAATGGTCCGCAATGAGCGGCAAGGCGCGACCCCACAGCCACCGCAGTTGCGCGGCGCTGCGCGTGGCTTTGGCTTTCTCGATCGTGACCGTGACCGACGCGCCCGCATACGACGGGAACACGGCGAGCAGGCGCGCGACCTGGGCGCGGTCAAGTTGCCCGTCAACCGGCACGACGAGCACGAGCGGCAGCGGCGCGGCCTTCGCCATCTCCCCGCTATCTTCGCCGATGGCGCACGTCGCCGTGCTAGGCATGCGCCGCTTCCCGCAAGGTGCCGCCCAGGTTCGCCATGGTCCGCACAGCGGCCAATTCTGTGTCGACTTCCGACAAGAACGCACGCAGCAGCCGGTCATAGGTGGGCAAATCCGCCTCCGCCGCCGTATAGCGCGTCACGAACAGTTGCAACTCGGGGGGAAACC